CACGATTTAAAACGAAAAATTCAGGAAGGCGATACAATAACAAGAGAAACGGCTTTACGTTGGTTAAGATTAGACGCCGGGAAATTTGCCACTGGCGTTAAAAAGCTCGTTAAAGTACCCATTAATCAAAATCAATTGGATAGTTTAACTTCTTTTGCCTATAATTTAGGGTTGGGAGCGCTTCAAACATCAACTTTATTAAGAAAATTAAACGCCGGAAGTCCTAAAAGTGAAGTAGCGGCGGAGTTCCTAAAATGGAATAAAGGGCGTAATTCAGCCGGAATACTAGTAGTAATACCGGGTCTAACAAGACGCCGTGAGGCTGAAAAAGAACTATTTTTGTTATAGATAGGGTTAAATACAAGCAAGTAAGGAAAAACCCCCGAAATTTCTATTTTGGGGGTATTTTTTTGCCCTATATTTAAATTTATTTGGTGGTTTCAATTATTTATATATAATTTTAGCCTACAAAACAAAAAACCCTATCTTATGACATTTAACACCGACCAAAAAATTTTGGGTCAAATTGCCAGTGCGCAATCCAAAATTCAGCGTTTAGAGGCGCTGCGCTCACTTACCCCATTCGAACAAGTTACAATCTTCTTTTATGGTTCAGGGGGAAAATTCTTATCCGTTAATGAAAACGATATTCCGTTTGATTTAGCATTTGAAATTCGTATTTTAATTGATGCTTCAATTGAGCATTATAACCACGAAATTAAAATGTTGGAAAATTCGTTTCAATGAAAAAATTACTAATAAAATTTATTGCAATAGTATATCTATTTGTTGTGTCTATTCCGCTCACAATAATAGTTTACTTATTAACCTATTTTATATCTTTTATTCTTTACTTCAAAAAACAAAAAAAAAATGAAAAACGAGTATCTACAATCCCTTCTGAATGGTTATGGCTCAATGAACGCCGTAACGAACAAAAAAAATGAAAAACAACCCGATTATCAAGGTTGGGTAAAATTAGACGGCAAGTTTTATGAGGTTGCCGGTTGGGTCAAATTTGGCAAATCAAACAACAAATTTTTATCAATTTCAATTCAAGAAAAAAACCCTTTCCAAAATGAGCAAGACAAAACAATCTAAAACTTTGCACAATGCTTTTTTACTTAATATTTGCACTACTGATGATGAAATTGTAAGGGTTGTAAATATTGAGCCGCATGAGGTTAATTTAATGAAAGAATTAATTACCGACATTTACGAAAATCAATCCGGCGGAGTTACTATCCGTCTATCTTTAAAATCTAAATACATAAAAGATGAAATTCATTAACACCGATACCGATTATAATGTTTATTATAAAATAATAGATATAGAGGGTTATTCATTTATTTTTTTTAGTACTCAACAAAATATATTAGAAAATGGAATAAATGCAATTTATCCAGCGTGTTATAACTCTATAAATGATGCATCAAAAAAATTTATAGAATTTTGTAAAGATTATAAATCTAAATATTAATATGAAATATCAAACTAATGCACCGGCTTATCCGTGTATGCCAATTAAAGATGAATTTGGCAGAATTATTGCAGCCATTCCCGGCTTTACTAAATATGAGCAAGTCCTTTTATCAATTGTATGTGCAAAGGAAGGTAATAGTAGAACCGGCTTTAAAGATAACCCTTCAAATATTATGAAAGAGGCTCAAATTTTAACTGATGAATATTTTAAAACCCTTCAAAAATTACAAGATGCAAAAGAAGATACCTCAAATGTTATTCAAATGTAGTAATGAAATTCAGGCTTTAATAGTGTTTATAATTGCACTATTTTTATTTGGCTTTATTCAAAATATTTAATGGAACAAGACAAGACAATAACCCTACCCGAAAAATTAGCCAAAAGAAAATACAACCCCGATTTTATCCCCCCAAAAGACCAGGTAGTATTCACAATTAGCGAATTACCGATTGGCGTTATTCAAAACTTTATAATTTTGTCAGGCGTAGCAAAGGCGGGGAAATCTACTTTCCTCGCTGCCGCTATTTCCAGTGCTTTTATGCCGGGCGATATGTTTGGTATGAAATTTCGTTTTCCGGAAGGTAGGCGCAAAATTGCTTATTTTGATACCGAGCAATCCGAATACGATTTTTTTAGACAAGTTAATAAAATTAAAAACTTTGCCGGTATTAATGGCTTACCCGAATGGGCGCACTTCTATTCCGTTCGTGAGGATAACCCCGATGAAATTAGGGCTTTAATTGAAACTTATTTAGAAAATAACCCTGAATGCCCGGTTGTTATAATAGACGGAATTTTAGACCTTATTTTTGATTATAACAACGAAGTTGAGAGCCGCAAACTTGTTAATTGGTTTAAGAAACTTACAAAAATTTATAATTGTCTATTTATTGGCGTTTTGCATCAAGGCAAAGGGTTGGGAAATCAAACATTAGGACATTTAGGTTCAAATTGTGATAGGTGGGCAAGTTCTACATTGGAAGTAGTAAAAGACAAAGAAAAAAAGACCTTTACTTTGCAACCTCGTTTCCTTCGAAGTTCGGAAGATTTTGAACCGGTTGTCTTAATGAATTATGACAACCAGTGGCGTCAAATTGATAGCATTAAAGAGCCGGAAAACACAAACAAAATAGATCCCGTGAATTTTAATGAAATGAACCACAAAAAAATGATTTTGCAAATATTGGCAATTGAAAAACCTTATAAAGATATAATTTCGGAAATTCAGGAAGTAACCGCAAAGGGTACGAATTACGCAAAAAAACTTTGTAAAATATGGATTGAAAAAAACCTAATAACAAAAAACTATAAAAATGATTACCAAAAGAACTTTTAAAAAGTTTTTAGTTGAAATGCTAAAAAGCGGTCTTATTAAAATGGTTAAAGTAAATAATCAAATAAGATTTAAGTACAATGACACAATTTTAACCAAAAGTGATATTGAATTTTTGATGTTAGCGTACAAAAAAAAACCGGTTAAATAAATTAACCGGCTTAGACAAAACAATGATTACCCTAACCATTATTTCATTCACTTACCACACAAAAATATGAAAAATACTTATTCAACAATTGTTTTTTTTGAACCTGAATTAAATATATCCCCCCGAAAATATAGGAAGGTAACAAATTTGGATAGTTTTGCCGATTTTTGCCGTAATTCAGGCGCAAAATACATAAACGTATACGAGAAGTCCACAAAACGATTTTATTGCCGCATTTGGCTTAAAAACCCCCATTAACAAGCACAATTCCCCCCAAGTGCAAAGAACCGGTTTAAAACCCGGTTTTTTTGTGCCTATACACTTGATTATAGGATAGGTTTATTTTTAAAGGTGTAAATGAATGAATGTGTAAGAAATTAAACCGGTTTAAGTGGTTTAAAATAGGTGGTTTAAATTTTATCTTCGCGCCTACAAGCGCGAAGATATAAATTTTTAAACTAAAAGTTTAACCAACGCACACATTTTTTAAAAAATTTTTGTTTTTTAGTAAAAAACCTTAATTTTGATAATATGGTAGCTAAAAAATGGATTGGTTTGTTACTGGGAGCGGGTGCGATATACTGGATATTTAATAAGTTCAGGTTTCAGCAATCCCTTACATATATTCCTACCCGAATTAAATTAGGGGGGAATGTTTTGAACCCTGAAATTACATTAGGGGTTAAATTATTCAATCCTACAAATGTTTCAACCACATTTGGAAATTTAGATGCTGAATTATTTTTAGAAAGTGGGCAGAAGGTTGCCGATGTTACTTTTAATGAATTAATTAATATTCCGGGTAATTCGGAAAAAGAATTAAATATAGTTGCAAATACTTCTTTATTGAATTTAGTTAATACGGCAAGTATTTTATTCACATCAAAACAATTAAATTTTGTTTTGAAGGGTAGCGCAAATATTGATAGAGTTCCTTTACCTTTTATTATTAATTATAAGTTCTTTGCATAGTAAAAATTTCATACTACAAAAGTTAAGTCCGTTTAAGAACTATAAAAAAGTTATTACAACCGACCAAAGCACAAAAGACATTGTTAATGGTATCATTGATACCCATTATAAATGGGATAGTGAGTATGACAAAATAAGTCAATATTTTGTAGGTGCAGATGTAGAAGAAACGGCTAAAAATGTATGGGAGTTTTTAAAAAACAATGTACCATACTACATCGAAAGTTCTGAGCATCAGACCCTAAGAAGTCCGGCAGCTATTATTTCAATGCCTGGGGACTGCAAAAGTTACTCGTTAGCAATAAACGGCATCTTTTCAAGTTTAGCAAGAAAAGGAATTATGAATGTACCGATTGCTTATCGTTTTGCAAGTTATAAAGAAGGTGTAAAAGAACCCGGACACGTTTTTTCAGTTTTATATCCGGGAACTAAAAATGAAATATGGATAGACCCAGTATTAGATAGATTTGATGATAAAAGTAAACAACCAACATTTTTTAAAGATAAAAAAGTAAAAATGAGTTTAATAGCATTAAGCGGAGTAGATAATAACTATTCAGCAAAAGCAAAATTTAATGAAATGTCAGCTTATCGGGATCAATTGGTTCGTGATAGGGATAGGCTTTTAAATAGCGGAAAAATTAAGTCAGGGGGTTCAAAAGAATTAGAATATAAAGTAGCTATTAATAAAGTTACCAGAGCGTTACAAGATATGCCGCAAATAAGCGGGTTTTTTGATAATTTTTTTGCAAGTAGTCAAAATCAAGATAATCAAAATAATTTTAGAGAAAATTTACAAGCTACCGGTACCGGTATTTTAGTACAAGGCGGTAAGGAAGTTTTAAATGCTTTATTAACAAAAGAAGGTGTAACACCTGATTTTTTTAGTCAATTCCCTTTTTTAACTGCATTTGATAATAGTACTTTTAAATGGAAGTCAAGAATGCCACTATTGGTTAAAATGACACCTAACCAACGTGTAGCGTTTTATATTCAAAAAATGCAAGACAATGCAGAATTTGAAGATGCCCCACAACAATATTTTGAATTATTTGGTAGAGCGTCTGGAACTAAAAGCGGAATTAGTGATGTAGGGCAAGTTAGTAAAGATGTAGCGCAATTATTTAATGATACATTAAATCAAAAGTATTTTCAGGGTAAAAGCGTTTTTAATGTAAGAGGTGTACCACGAAATAGAACTGATTATTCAATAAATACTTTAATAAGTAAAGCGCCATTAAGTTCGGGAACTGGTGGTTCAGGAACTCAAAAAGCCGGAATGAATATTGCATTGACATTAGGTTTAGTTGCCGGAGCGTTTTTATTAGTTAAATCATTCGCAAAAAAATAATACAATGACCGCAGCACAAAAAATAGCAAAAGAAAAATTTAAAAAGGCAATAGCTATCCGCAAAAAAACGGGTGTTTCATTAAAAGAAGCATTTGCAGAAGTTTACGGAAAGAAAAAAGTAGGCGCAGTAAAAAAGAAAAAAGCGGCTAAAAAAGTTGTTAAGAAGTCAGCGCCTAAAAAGGCTGCAAAAAAAGTTGTGAAAAAGGCAGCGACTAAAAAAGCGGCTAAAAAGGTAGTACAAAAAACTAAACCAAGATATTCGGCAGAAAAACATACAAATTGGGCAACTATTCCGGCACATAAACGCCGCGTAAATGGAATGGAAAACCATAAAGACACTAAAAGTCATAATGTAAATATTAGGGTTGTATCAGGAATTGATAAAAATGTAATTTCACAAAATCGAATGATTTTAAGAAAGTATGATGATACTAAAAATGAAATTGCAAAACAAGAACAATATTTAATAAATTGGAATTTTGCATTAAAATCAAATAAAGGTTTTCCGGCTAATATAAAAATTATAAAAACAAGAATATCAGAAATTAAAAAATTAATTACTGAATTAAAAACACACGCAAAAGAATTAAAAAAACTTATTTAAATTTTTCTAACAATAATTAAAAAACAAAAAAATGCGTAGAAAATCGTACAAAAGAAAAAGCGCACCAAGACGCAGACGTAAGATGTCAGGTATTGGCGCAGTAGGTTCAACCGCTATGAGCGTTGCCTATACAATTGCGGGTGGTGTTGCCGCTCAATTAGTAACTAAATTTGTTCCAATTGCGAACGAAAAAATCAAAGCGGCTATCCCAGTTGCAGTTGGTTTAGTTCTTCCACGTTTTGTTAAAGGCGCTGCCGGTCAGGGTCTTGCAAATGGTATGGTTGCGGTTGGTGGTATCAAATTAATCCAATCATTTGGCGTTCTTAATGGTATTGGTGCGGTTGCATCTGATAGCGATTATAAAACTCCAATGATTGCAGCGATGTATAATCGTGAAGGATTAGTAGATACTTCGTATATGACCCCATCAATTGCCGGTTTAGACGAGGAATGTTAATTCATTCATTTACACCTTTAATAAAAAAATTAAAAAACTAAAAATTTATAAAAATGGCTAGCCAAGTAGGTCAAAGAATGACGTTCGAGAATGCTAAGGCACTTGTGCGTTCGTTAGGTTATAGTGTAGACCATGCAAAAATTACACAATCTTATTTAAGAAGTGAAGTAGCATTATCTACTTCAAGCGCAAATTATCACATTCCAGTATTAGTAAATGATACGCAAAATGGAGCTGTAAGAGTAAACGAACGCCGTTTAAATCTTCAAGACATTTTCGTAGCTACTGAATGGAGTATTTTATTTGGTATTGGTTCAGCAACTACAACCAACGCAAAATTATATTCTTATCCAAATAGTACTGCATTTACAGGTACAAGTGATGATGATCTATGGAGTTTATACAATGGCTATTTATCATTGTCAATTAACAATGATTTAGTAGTACCGGCGTATGATGTATTCCGTAGCTATTTTGTTCCACAAACGCAAGGCGGTGTTGGTGTTACTGCACAAACAATTTTCCCAGTAGACCAATTTGATGCAAGTCAAAATTCATTCTACCCGGTTGAGCCTGGTATTGTTATGAATGGTGCTGCAAATATCAATTTCCAATTGATTGCCGGTGGCGCTCCTGCTACAATTACTGCAAATAGTTTTATTTGCGTACAACAACGCGGGTTGCTTCTACAAAATGTTACAACAGTTAAGTAATTGTTTTGTAAAATATAGTTTGGCTAACTATAAAAGCCGCGCAGGTGGGGGCGCAATTGCCCCACCCTATTTTATTATTTTTAAAAAAATTGTATGAGAATAAAAAGGTTTCAAGGGTTGGAAGTACCAGTGCAAACTGGCTCGACCCTTACAAAGTTCTTTTTTGCGGACCAGCCTCAA